AAAAATGAGTAATGTATTAGACGCCGTATTGGCACAGTATGAAAAAAATCAAATCGGGGGCGGGGCCCAATCGAAAATGTCGCAAGACGAAAGAATGAAAAAGTATTTCGCTTTAATCCTTGGGGATAAAGAGAAATCAGGTCAAAGAAGAATTAGAATTCTTCCAACACAAGATGGTTCTTCACCATTCAAAGAAGCTTGGTATCATGAAATCCAAGTTGGTGGTCAATGGCAAAAATTCTATGACCCAGGAAAAAATGACAACGAACGTTCACCTTTGAACGAAGTTTACGAAGAGTTAATGTCAACAGGAAAAGAGTCTGACAAAGAACTTGCAAAGCAATACAAATCACGTAAGTTTTACATCGTGAAAGTTATTGACAGAGACAACGAACAAGACGGACCAAAGTTTTGGAGATTCAAACACAACTACAAAAACGAAGGTATCTTGGATAAGATTATTCCAATTTGGAGAAACAAAGGTGATGTGACTGACCCTGAAAAAGGTCGTGACTTAATCATTGAGTTAGCTAAATCTAAAACTCCAAAAGGTAAAGAATATACAACTGTTTCTGCTATCATGTACGAAGACCAAGGTCCTGTACACGAAGAAAAAGAACAAGCAAACGCATGGATTAATGATGAATTAACTTGGAATGACGTTTACAGTAAAAAACCTGTAGAATATCTTGAAGCAATCGCAAGAGGTGAAACACCAAAATGGGATAGTGAAAAAGGTGGATATGTTTACGGAGATGCATCTGTAACAGAAGAAACTATTGGAGGTTCAAAATCTTCATCGAAGAAAGTAGAAGACCCACAAGCGGATTCTGAAGTAGATTCGGATTTACCGTTCTAATTTTATAATCAAGGGTGGTGAAAGCCACCCTTTAATTTTATTAACATGACATTCAAAGAAGAAGTTGAATTACAACTAAGAGACAACAAAGTAGTGTCTCTCGAATTATTAACTGAACTACTAAATAAAAACTACTATTCAGGTAGAAAAAAAGAAGTTGGTGATACAATCTTATTCGGTATGTTCAGGAGTGAGAATGAAGAAGGGGAGATGAAGATTAGTTTAATAACATTCCACGAACAGGAACTTGGAACATTATACGAAGAGGATAAAATGTTCTACAACGGAGATAAAGTGGGTAAATTACCTAACATTAAAAAGATAGAAAATGGCAATTAAGAAAAATAACTTTAATAAAGTTAAAGAGAAGTTTTCAACTTCCGCAAAATATAAACCTCAACGTTTCTTAGATTTAGGAGGTGATTTCTTAGATGCAGTGGGTATCCCTGGTCCTGCAATTGGTCATTTGAATATGTTTTTAGGTCACTCAGATACAGGTAAAACAACTGCAGCAATTAAAGCCGCTGTTGATAGTCAAAAGAAAAAAATATTACCAGTCTTTATTATCACAGAACAAAAGTGGTCTTTCGACCACGCAAAACTAATGGGTTTTGAATGTGAGGAAATAGTTGACGAAGAAACAGGAGAAATGGATTGGGGTGGATTTTTCATCTTTAATAACAACTTCAGCTATATCGAACAAATTACTGACTACATCAACTCATTGTTAGATGCTCAGGAAAAGGGTGAATTAGACTATGAAGATGAAGATGGGGTACAATCACCAAGCTTGTGCTTTATATGGGACTCAGTGGGTTCTGTGCCATGTAAGATGACCTATGATGGTAAGGGTGGTAAACAACACAATGCATCTGTGTTATCTGATAAGATTGGTATGGGTATCAACCAAAGGATTTCAGGTTCAAGAAAGGCGGATTCTAAGTGGGAAAATACATTGATTATTATTAATCAACCTTGGGTTGAATTACCTGATAATCCATTTGGACAACCAAAGATTATGGCTAAAGGTGGAAACGCTGTATGGTTAAATTCATCGTTAGTATTCTTATTTGGTAATCAAAAAGGAGCGGGTACTACAAAAATTACTGCAACTAAAGACAAAAGAAGTGTTAAGTTTGCAGTTAGAAGTAAAGTATCTGTATTGAAGAATCACATCAATGGTTTAGGATTTGATGATGGTAGAATTATTGTGACACCACACGGATTCTTAGCAGGTAAAGAAACAACTGAAGAAAAAGCATCAATTGAAAAATACAAGAAAGAGTATGCTGAATACTGGAAAGATATCATCGGAACAGATGGCGACTTTGACTTAAAAGAAGAAAGAGAAGATTAGTAACCCTTAAATAAACTATGTGTCTAAAACTTTGTTGGTAGATGGTGATAACCTTTTTAAGATTGGTTTTCATGGCGTTAAAGAACTTTATAATGATGGGTCTCACATTGGTGGTGTTTATCATTTTATTAATACTCTTCGCCGATTCTTGGATGAACACAACCACGACAAAGTCGTAGTTTTTTGGGATGGAGATTCTAATTCATCAATAAGAAAAAATATATATCCACAGTATAAGGGAAACCGAAGACAGGATATGAATGACTACAAATATGAATCTTACTTGCACCAAAAGGCAAGAGTTAAGACATATTTGGAGGAGATATTCGTACGTCAGGTTGAAATGGCTAACAACGAAGCCGATGACCTCATAGCATATTACTGTAAATTAGCAACAAAAGAAAACATTATTATATTCTCAGGTGATAAAGACCTAACTCAACTCATATCTGAACGTGTAACAATTTACTCTCCAGTTCACAAACAATACTTCAAAAACGGTGACAAGATTTCAATTAACAAGGTGGATATTCCTCATCAGAATGTAACCGTGTGTAAAATCTTTACAGGAGATAAGTCTGACAATATCGATGGTATAGAAGGTTTGGGTGAAAAAACTCTTATCAAATTATTCCCTCAAATGCAGGAAAAAACCTGCACTGTCGAAGAATTGTTGGATATTGCACGAAATATCCCGCAAAAGAAACCCATCAAAAGTTTGTCTAATATTTTGACTGGGAAGACAAAAAGTGGTATACTTGGAGAAGAGTTCTACACAATAAATTCTAAAATTGTTGACCTTACCAGCCCCTTAATAACTGAGGAAGGAAAACAATTAGTTGAACAAATACTCACCGATACAATCGACCCGACTGACCGAGGATATAAGAACTTGATGAGACTGATGATGGAAGACGGTCTTTTCAATTACCTACCTAAGAATGATGAGGCTTGGGTAAACTTCCTAAAACCATTTATGAAACTTACTAGAAAAGAAAAACGAAACACACAAAAAAACTAAACTTATGAAAGAGATGGACAGCACAAAAATGGAATTCCTTTTAACTCTAAACGACAACATCGTTGTACAGAGATTCTTCAACGTTAGAGGTTATAACTCTAAGGCAAAGAATTCATTGGAGTTATACGAATTCATGAAATCGTTAAGTGAAGAATTACGTTATTACCTTAAAATGAAGACTGTTGTCTACATGATGGATAACAGAGATTCTATCGAACACGATGCTTCAATTATGGATACATCATTCACTGATGGACCAGAAATTTTTAACCTTTTTGTTAAGGTTGGAGAACAGACAATTTGTCATAGAATTTTTGACGGAAAATTATTTCCACCAAAAGTTCGTTATACGGTCGATGTACGACCATTTTTGAAAGAGGTCTTAAGAGAACTGACTGACATTTTTTCAAATAACAAATTAACTTATCAGTATTTGGAATTTGATTTGAGTAAGTAACTATTTAATAATACAAGGGGGATAGAAAAGAAGATATGAATAAAAATTTTGATTACTTAGGGAATACTTTCCAATTACAATTAATTAACCAAATCATAGAGGACAAAGATTTCGCATCATCAATTATGGATGTGATTGAGAGTTCTTATTTCGACAACAAATACTTCAAAATCATTTTACAGATGATTAAGGAGTATCATACGAAATATGAATCTTGCCCTAACTTTGATACTTTGGAACAGATTGTTAAGTCTGAAATTACACAAGAATTGGTTTCTAAAATTGTTTTGGATACTCTAAAGCAAATCAAGGACGCACCATTTGAAGGGACGGTTTTCGTACAAGAGAAAGCCTTAAAGTTTTGTAAACAACAAGAACTTCAAAAAGCGATGGATAAGGCTCAGAAAATTATTACTGAAGGGGATTTTGAGTCTTATGACAAAGTTGAAGGATTGGTTAGAGAAGCTCTTCAAGTTGGTGAAATTGAGAAAAATGTTACAGATATCTTCATGGGTCTTGACACCGTATTAGACGAAGACTATAGACACCCCATACCTATGGGAATTACAGGTATTGATAGATTACTTAAAGGTGGTTTAGCCAAAGGTGAGATTGGGGTTATACTAGCTCCGACAGGAGTTGGTAAAACCACAATCCTTACTAAGATTGCAAACACTGCTTTCAACATGGGTTACAATGTTCTTCAAATATTTTTTGAAGACAACCCTAAGATTGTTCAAAGAAAGCACTTCACAATTTGGACAGGTATTGAACCTGATAACCTTGCTTTACATAAAGATGAGGTGATGGAAAAAATCACAGAGATTCAAGAAACTATGAAGAACAAATTAGTTCTAAAGAAACTTGCATCTGATACAATCACTATGAGTCAAATCAAAAACCAAGTTAGAAAAATGATTGCTGATGGTAACAAAATTGACTTGGTATTGTTGGATTACATTGATTGTGTTTTACCTGAATCGAGTGCTAAAGATGAGTGGAAGGCTGAAGGTTCTGTAATGAGAGGATTCGAGGCTATGTGTCACGAACTCAATCTTGTTGGATGGACTGCGACTCAAGGTAACAGAAGTTCAATTTCATCAGAGGTTGTTACAACTGACCAAATGGGGGGTTCAATCAAGAAAGCTCAAGTTGGACACGTAATCATCACTGTGGCTAAAACTCTTCAACAAAAAGAGATGAACTTAGCAACAATTGCCATCACTAAGTCACGTCTTGGTAAAGACGGAGTAGTCTTCGAGAACTGTAAGTTCAACAATGAACTTCTTGAAATAGATACTGAAACATCAGTTACATTCTTAGGATTCGAAGAACAACAAGAGGAAAGAAAAAGAGATAGAGTTAAGGAACTGCTTGAGAAAAGAAAAGAGAGAGAATCTCAGCAAAAAAGCATTTAATTAAATATCCACTTTTTTCAAAAAAAACTTATTTTTTTAATTAAAATTGTTGGTCAATTGGTGTTCGACCACATATTTATCATAAAAATCGTTGATTTTTTAATAAAATATCTACACCTAAAAATTTACAAAATGGACATTTCAAACAGAATTTTATCGGATATCACTGTGTATATGAAATACGCAAAGTATATCCCTGAACTAAAAAGAAGAGAAACGTGGCAAGAGTTAGTCACAAGGAACATGGAGATGCATATTAAGCAATATCCACAATTAGAGAATGAAATCAGAGAGAACTACATGTATGTTTACAGAAAACAAGTTCTTCCTTCAATGAGGTCAATGCAATTTGCGGGAAAACCAATTGAAATTTCTCCTAACAGAATTTACAACTGTGCCTTTGCACCAATTGATGATTGGAGAGTGTTCTCTGAAATCATGTTCTTACTTTTAGGTGGAACAGGTGTGGGTTATTCTGTACAAAAACATCACGTTGATGCCTTACCTGAAATTAGAAAACCAAATAAAGAAAGAGGTAGAAGATGGTTAGTAGCCGATTCAATCGAAGGATGGGCTGACGCTGTTAAAGTATTAGTTAAATCATACTTTTTCGGTGGTTCACAAATCGAATTTGATTTCAGTGACATCAGACCAAAAGGTGCTAGACTTATTACATCAGGTGGTAAGGCTCCTGGACCTCAACCATTGAAAGAATGTTTAATTAAGGTTGAAGGTATTTTGGATTCAAAACAAGATGGTGAAAGATTAAAACCAATTGAAGTACACGATATCGTTTGTCATATTGCAGATGCGGTATTGGCTGGTGGTATCAGAAGAGCGGCACTTATCTCTTTATTCTCAGCAACTGACGAAGAAATGATTGGTTGTAAAAGTGGGGCATGGTGGGAAACAAATCCACAAAGAGGTAGAGCTAATAACTCAGCAGTTTTAATGAGACACAAAATCACTAAAGACTACTTCATGGATTTATGGAAGAGAATTGAAGCAAGTGGAGCAGGTGAACCTGGTATCTACTTAAGTAACGATAAAGATTGGGGAACTAACCCTTGTTGTGAAATTGCTTTAAGACCATTCCAATTCTGTAACCTAACAGAGGTTAACGTTTCTAACGTTGTATCTCAAGAAGATTACGAAGATAGAGTTAGAGCGGCGTCTTTCATTGGAACATTACAGGCGGGATATACAAACTTCCACTACTTAAGACCAATATGGCAAAGAACAACTGAAAAAGATGCGTTGATTGGAATTTCTATGACAGGTATCGGTTCAGGTGCAGTGTTAGGTTTGAATATGAAATCTGCAGCTAAAGTAGTTAAAGAAGAAAACAAAAGAGTTGCTGAGTTATTGAAAATCAATCCAGCGGCAAGAACAACAACAGTTAAACCTGCAGGAACAACATCGTTGACTTTAGGAACATCATCAGGTATCCACGCTTGGCACAATGAATATTATGTGAGAAGAGTTAGAGTTGGTAAGAACGAGGCGATTTATTCACATTTGAAAGAAAATCATCCTGAATTGGTTGAAGATGAATACTTTAGACCACATGATACAGCGGTAATTGGAATACCACAAAAAGCACCTGAAGGGTCAATCTTAAGAAACGAATCACCAATTCAATTATTAGAAAGAGTGAAAAAAGTTCAACAAGAATGGATTAAACCAGGACATAGAAATGGAAACAACGCACATAACGTATCTGCAACAATCTCAATTAGAGAGCATGAGTGGCCAGCTGTTGGTGAGTGGATGTGGGAAAATAAAGAATACTATAACGGACTTTCAGTATTACCTTATGATGGTGGAACATACATTCAAGCACCATTTGAAGATTGTACGAAAGATAAGTATGAAGAATTAATGAAGACACTTCACGATGTCGACTTATCAAAAATCGTCGAAATGGATGATGATACAGATTTAAGTGGTGAAGTTGCTTGTGCTGGTGGAGCATGTGAAGTCACACTTGTATAAAATGAAAGACAAAAATATAAAAAGGGAGAAGTCAAAACTTCTCCCTTCTCATTTTTACGAAGAAAATGGTAGAACTGTTTTCACTGAGGAATATCACATTGATAGAGGTTATTGCTGTGGGAATGGATGCAGGCATTGTCCATTTGAACCAAAGGCTCAAAAAGGTAATATCTATTTAAGAAAAAAATAATCCAAGTATATTTATCTCATATGGCAGAAGGAGTAACATATGGTATATATTTCCCCTTTAGGAATTCAACCCGAGGGGATTATTTAGCTCTGACAGAATTAGAGTCTGAAGAAATAAAATCAGATTTAATTCATCTTTTATTAACAAGAAAAGGTTCAAGATATTTTTTACCTGATTTTGGAACTAGATTATATGAATTCATATTCGAACCTTTCGATGGATTAACTTTCGATGCAATACAGTCAGATATAAGAGATTCAGTTGCAAAATATATGCCGAACTTATTGCTCAATAATATTACAATTACACCTTTGGACCCACAGGAAGAATATGACATTGATACAAATCAAGCAGTAATTGGAAGTTCAGAATCACCAATATATAGATTCCCTGGTAAAGGAACTGCAGAATATACCGCTAAAATCAAAATAGATTATTCAAATAATAAAAACACGTTTGCTCAAAGTGATTTTATTATAATCAATATTTAATAATAATGGCAAATCGTAAAATATCATATACAACCAGAGACTTTCAGGGAATTAGAACTGAACTTCTTAATTACGTAAGAACGTATTATCCTGAGTTAATTCAGGACTTTAATGACGCCTCTGTGTTTTCGGTATTCATTGACCTCAATGCTGCTGTTGCCGATAACTTAAATTACCATATTGATAGAAGTGTACAAGAGACAGTTCTTCAGTATGCACAACAAAGGTCTTCAATTTATAACATTGCCAGAACTTACGGACTCAAACTACCAGGACAAAGACCTTCAGTTGCTCTTGTAGATTTTTCAATCACAGTTCCAGCGTTTGGTGACAAAGAAGATGAAAGATATCTTGGAATCTTAACTAGAGGTTCACAAGTAACAGGTGCGGGTATTGTGTTCGAGAACATTTATGATGTGGATTTTTCCTCACCATACAACGCACAAGGGTTTCCAAATAGACTTAAAATTCCAAACTTCAACGCCAACAACGTTTTAGTTAATTATACAATTACAAAAAGAGAGTTGGTTGTTAATGGTATTACCAAAGTATTCAAAAAAGTAATTACGCCAAATGATGTCGTTCCATTTTTTGAACTATTCTTACCTGAAAAAAATGTTTTAGGTATTACAAGTGTTTTACTTAAAAGCGGAACCGAATACACAAACATACCAACAGCGGCAGAATTCTTAGGAGTTTCAAATAGATGGTATGAAGTTGATGCTTTAGCGGAAGATAGAGTTTTTGTTGAAGACCCGACAAAAGTATCTGACCAACCAGGAATTAAAGTTGGAAGATATATTCAGACTTCTAATAGATTTATGAGTGAATATACGTCAGAAGGGTTTAAGAAAATGACTTTTGGTGGTGGTACAAATACGGCTCAAGATGCTCTTGACCAATTCACAACTTTAGGTACAACTTTGGATTTACAAAGATATTCTAATAATTTCTCACTTGGCTCGACATTGATACCTAACTCAACGTTATTTGTTCAATATAGAGTGGGTGGTGGTTTGGCTACAAACTTAGGTACAAATGTTATCAATCAGATTGGTACCGTTGCATTATTTGTTAATGGTCCTTCGGAATTGACAAACTCATCAGTGGTCAATTCTTTAAGAGCTAATAACGTGACAGCGGCCGTAGGAGGTGCTGGTATACCTTCATTAGAAGAAATTAGAAATTATGTTTCATTCAACTTCTCAGCCCAAAAAAGAGCGGTAACAGTACAAGATTATGAATCAATCATAAGAAATATGCCATCAGAGTTTGGAGCACCTGCAAAGGTTTCAGTAACTGAAAACGATAATAAAATATTAATTCAACTTTTATCTTACGATACATCAGGAAGGCTCACAAATATTGTTTCAAATACATTAAGACAAAACATTGCCAACTATCTATCAAATTATAGAATGATGAATGACTACATTTCAATCTTAACTGCTGAGGTAATTGACTTGAGTGTAGAAGTTTCAATCGTTTTAGATTCTGCGCAAAACTCAGGACAAGTAATTGCAAATGTTATTGACAGAATTTCAACATACTTCAATCCACAAACTAGACAACTTGGACAAAATGTATATCTTTCAGAGTTAAGTAGTATTATTCAAACACAGAATGGTGTTTTGACAGTTGCAGGACTAAATGTTTACAACTTAGTTGGAGGACAATACTCATCTGCAGAAACCTCAATGGAATACTCTGACCCTGAAACGAAGAAGATTTTACCTGTGGATGATACTATCTTTGCACAACCTTCTCAGGTTTACCAAATTAGATATCCTAATAAGGATATTAAAGTTTCAGTCAAAAATTTCCAATCAGTTACATTCTCTTAACACATTTATTTATTAATTGTTTGACCTATACTTTAATTGTGTATGTGTGCACCTTCAAAAATAACACATAAACTATTTATAAGAAAAGGTATTGATGGGTCAATCTTACAGAATAAGAACCGAACTTGGGGTTAACAAAGCTATTAACGTAGATTTAGAACAGGATTTTGAATTTTTAGAGATTCTATCTTTGAAAATTCAACAAGCAGAAATCTACACAAGAAATTGTTCTGATTATGGTGTTTTAGTTGGTAGAGTAACTGCGAACAACGGATTTGGGATACCTAATGCCAGAGTATCCGTGTTCATACCAATTGACGAAATCGACGAGTCGAATCCATTAATATCATCAATATACCCTTATAAATCACCAACAGATAAAAATGAGGATGGATATAGATACAATCTATTACCATATGAAAAATCTTACTCAACACACGCGGCTACAGGTACGTTACCTTCACGAGGGGATTCACTAACAGGCTCAACCGCAGTTGAAATCTACGACAAGTATTATAAGTTTACCGCAAAAACTAATGAGAGTGGGGATTACATGATTATGGGTGCTCCGTTAGGTTCTCAAACAATTGTTATGGACGTTGATTTGTCTGACATTGGAGAGTTTTCTTTGACACCACAAGATTTAATTCGAATGGGATTAGCCACAGAAGCACAAGTTGCGGGTAACAGATTCAAAACTTCATCTGACTTAAATTCTTTACCTCAAATTGTAAATCTAACAAAACTAATCGAGGTTTCTCCATTGTGGGGAGACCCTGATATATGCCAAATTGCAGTTAATAGGTTGGACTTTGATTTAAGGGATGATGCAAATATTAACATTCAACCTACAGCGGTTTTTATGGGTTCAATCTTCTCGACCGCTGAAAGATTCAGAGTTAGAAAAAATTGTAGACCAAGAGATGACATGGGTAATTTATGTGGATTAGTTGCAGGACCTGGTCAAATTCTTGCTGTAAGACAAACCATACAACAGGATTCCAATGGAAATCCAATCTTAGAACAATATGAATTGGAACAAGCGGGAAATGTGATTGATGGGGATGGAACATGGTTGACAGAGTTACCAATGAATTTGGATTATTTTATTACGAATGAGTTTGGTGAAAAAACACTTTCGAGTGACCCTTCAATTGGTATACCAAGTAAGGCGAAATATAGGTTCAAAATAAGATGGCAACAGGCGGGAACTCTTACACAACAAACTAGAAGAGCAAACTTTTTAGTTCCAAATGTTAGAGAATATGGATGGATTAATCCAGTTAATGACCCTAACTACTCAACCAACGTAACTGTTAAAAATAAATTAAGGAGTTCATATTATTTTGGTTTAGATTGGAATGGATATGTACCAAGTGGTTCTACAGGATTTTCTGGTTCCGAGAGAATACAGAAATTAAATGAAATTATTGATTGTCAAGACACATTTTACGAATTCAAGTTTAGTAGAGTGTATACTGTTTCAAACTTAATTGACGAATATAAAAAGGGAGGGAGAGGAAGATTTATTGGAATTAAAGAAATTGATGATTCGGCATGTGAATCAACAGTAAATAAATTCCCTACAAACGACGGATTCAAAAATTTCAATTTATTGTTTTTTTTGTTTTCAATATTAATGCAATTATTACAAGTAATTTCGATACCATTATTAATTGTTATTCACGTTTTGGCATTTGTTTGGAACACTCTTGTTACATTCAAAGATATCTTTAACGTATTGATGGGTATTCTGACGGGATATTTTTTATTTTTAGCGATAAAAAACTTCGTATTTGGTGGAAAAGAACAAACTTTAGCGGCTAACTATACTGCTGCGGCTATTACTGCAGCTGCCTTTCTTGTTACTGCAGCCCTTGCACCTGTATTTACTTTAGCGGCTTTGGCGGCACAAGCTGCGGCCGCAGCTTATTTCGCTGTGGCTTCCCAAAACTTAATCACGGCATTTGCGTTATCAGGAGTGTTGATACTATTCAATTTAGCCTTCAGATTATTCAAGGGACAACCAGTAAAAGGATTCAACTTACCTGTGATTTTGTATCCTGATTGTACTGCGTGTGATTGTGGAACAAGTGTTGCGGGAGTTGAAAATCAAAGTTCACTATTGAGTACTTTATTAACACAATTTTCTAATCCAGGTTTATATTATAATAATTTAGAGACACCTGTTAAAGATTTTATAAGTACATTGTCACCTATTAATCAACCAACACAAGATGATGTGCCAATAATATCTTATTCATTTTCAACAACTATTGGTGGTAATAATGATGTCGAGAATAATAATGAAAAGTATAAAACAATGAAAGCAGATATTGCTTCACTCACAAATGGAAAAGAGTTTTATACATATTCAAACTACATACCCTTCGGAGAAAGAATAAATAACTTTAATTTAAGACAAAAATATTTCAATGGGATAAATAGAATTAGTGTTTCATTCGATTCTAATGCGGTCAAGCACTATGACAACACAATGGTATTGATTTATGATGTACCATTAGATTCGGGTTCATTGTTAACATTTGTAAACCCTTTAGCAACGAGGGATGTTAATGCGACATACACAGGAAATACTGGACCGTTTGTTAGAGGTATTAGTGGTACCCCGCTTAATCCAGGAGTATCAACATATAATGTAGAATATTGTGACCCAAATAACCAATTAAATAATCTGAGTGTTAGTTATCTTTTAAGTTCAGGTTCGAATCTGAATAACTATAAATTCCCAACAGACGTAGAATATTTTCAAGTAATTACAGGATTAACAGTTAGTGAAGCGTCAACAATATGGGATACAACGACTAGTGGACTATTACCAAATATAATGGAATCTGGAACTGTTGTGATTTACGAACAACAAAGAATAGTTTCTTGGGAAGGGTCACCAGTTAATACGCCTGAACTTAAAATAGCAGATTTGTTCGAATCATTTTCAGAAAAATATATAATAATATTACAAAGAGGTGTTGACCCTTATTCACCAATTTACAAAAACAAATATGGTTTAGGAAAATTATTTGGTTTAAGTAATGAGGATGATATCATAGTAACAGCTGATACAAGGTTAAACATACCTATTCAGAAACTACCTGATGGTGATATTTCAGTACAAAAATTCAATTCACAAGACGATATTTTTTACCCTTCACATTTCTTTAGAGCAAACAGTACGGACTTTAGTGCTTTCACAACTAGTTTGGTTGGTTATTATGGAAGTTATGATGCTATCAATCGACCTAACTTTACCTCAGTGAGTAATGTTAATGGGGTTAATTGTATGGTAACATCAACGTCAAACGATGTTTGGACAAGTGGACTTAATCAACCCGCGAAGTATGAAACATCTGAGGACTTGTCGGGAGGGGCTTACTATTATGTTAAAGGAGGGGCTAATCCTTCGTTAACAAAAATTACATACTTTAGTAATGTATTGTTACCATCATTTACTGCAAGTCCGATGAGTATAAGCTCAAGAATAAATAATGTTATGAGGACTGACAGAATTCCTTCATCAGATGTTTTGGATGGTTCAGATTGGACATATAACCCTTCTTTGTTACAACAAAATTTAGGTTTTGCAGTTTATTTCATAGATGATTCTGGTTCAGCGATTCAAGCAACAAGTTATTCAACTGGAGCAGATATCGTACCACCGTATATTGAAGGACAATACGCATCAACAAATGTTTTCGAAACAATGAATACTTGTTCGGAGGTTGTGGATTTGAATTGTTATGAAGGTATTGGGACTGACTTTAGAGTTAATCCAACTTGTCCAACCAAAGACGCTGTTGTTGGAGGTTGTTATCAATTCTTGAGGAGACCTTTAAGAGATATCAATAAAGATATTGATAATTTCAACGAGTGGGCGTATCGATGGAGATTTTTTTATGGGTTATGTCAAGGAGTGTTATCACAATCTTTTGTAAATAATTGGGTTAATGGTGGTTTGTACATGTATCCAATTCAAGTTGATACATATTTTGATTCTCAAAACAAACCGTTACCTCCTGAATTTTGTAAGGATTTAATATTTTTTGAAGAAACAAGTAATAATTTTTACTACAGAAGCAGTCCATACAACGAATCTACTAATAAGTTTATCGGGAAGTTTGCTACTCAAGATGGAGCATTAAATACCCTCAATCTTTTATCGCCAACAACAATTATGAATTTGGGTATGAAAGATAGTTTTTATAATGAAATAATACTTGGTGAAGCAGATACTGCAGCGTATGTTATGGGACAAATGGATTCAACATCTTATTCAGACCCATCTGATTTGATTAACTTATTCGTTATTTCAAGAATCACAGATGAGAATTTTTTACAACGTATGTTAAGTGGAGGGGATAATGGTATTGACCAATTGTTTTCTAGACCTCAGTTGAGAATTGACGGAGACTTGGCACAACTTTTATCGATAAACTCAGAAATGGGTGTGATTAAGTTTTCACCTGAATACTATCAATTAGTTACAGGACAAGTTGGTCCTGTAGAAGTTTTGGGAACGGCTTCTAAACCAGTGGTTGCTGTTTGGTTTTCATCAACAACTGAAGATTTACAGTTTAAGGACTATTTGACTCCAGGTAGAATTAACTTCAGAGCAAATAATAACTCAGTTAACTACCCATATCCTTACGGAATTAAATCACAGGTTGTTCCTTTCTATCAGTGGAAATTGACTACACAAACGCCAATTTTTGGTTCAGAGTTAAATAATTGGGCAACAAGTTATGTTGATATAGTTCAAGATAGACCTTATCAATCGTTGGATAGAACAAGTTTAACAAGTCCGAATTACTTCAGACCTCTTACAAGTACTGTTACCGATTTATATGCAAGAGGATATATTTTCAGTGTGAATGCAAATGGAACGTATTCAACAACTGGTGCGTCTTCAGGTAGATTTATAGTTGGTGCACCATTTCATTTTTACTTCGGATTAATCAAAGGTGAAAGTGCTTTGGATAAATTCAAAACAAAATACTCGTTAAGTGAATAAGTATACAATCATACCAAGTAACCTTTTGTTTAAGTCTGCTCCGTTCGTAGATGAGAAGATTTCTATTTCCTTAGACCAAACGAGTCAACAGATAACCGAATATGATAGAAGTGTAACTTTGAGTTTAGCTCAAGTATATGATGATGAGAGACAAATCACACAAGTTTATAGACCTACGTTCAAGGTTACATATCTTTATGCCAACACATACACAGGAACCACAAACTATTTACCATTTCAAAATAATCTATTCTATGTTGACCCAATAGATTCTATGACAACCACAATTTGGAAAGGATTTCCGCAGTATTACGAATTTGATATTTTCAGACCACCAATTGATGACCAACACATTAATTATAAATCCAAAAGTGCTTACACATATAATTGGAATTTTTATTTAACCTATGCTTACAATAATAACTATGATAAAAGGTTGACCTACTACTCCGAAACAGGAAATAACATTAACTGGATTGCGAAAGATGGAATACCATTTACAATTACTAATGCAACAAATAATGGTAGTGGTGTAATAAGACTTGAATGTGTTGCTCCTCATGGACTTACACAAGGAGAATATGTTGAACTGTCCCTTTCTTACAGAAACTCGAACATATTTGAGGTATATAATTTGGGTAATGGAAATTTTGGTAGTGATGTGTATATATTCAACATTTTGAATATAGGATTTACTGGAAATACATTTAATAACGGAGTAACAGGAACTTTCAAGAGAGTAATCAATCCTGATAATATGGAAACGAAGTCAAAATACTACATTAGGGAAAATAAAGTACTCACGAATGTAGACGACTTGATTGTTACTAAAGCGGGGTTTGAAAAAAATGTATTTTCAGAAGAAATGAAATTTGAGTTTAGTTCAATTACACCAAATAAAGTTTCGAGAATATCCCAAAAAACAAGTAGTAATGCGTATGATATTACTTCTTCATATGATTTAGATTTTAGTAACTTAAGAGATAATCAAAAAAGACCAATCACTGAAATATACCTAACTGCAATATTCAGAGGGTTTTCAGGATACTTCAATCAGCCGAACAATAACGTGGGTTTGAAACAAGGTTGGGAATTTAATATTACAAAAACACCAAATGCATGGTGGGATTTGAATAATACTAATTCAAACACAAACATTCCTGTTTCAGGATATACAAAAACTAGTGGAACCACGAAAACATTTTATTATAATCAAAACCTTAAAATTGATGATGTCATCGACGGTGATTTCTGTGAGTGGAATGATTACGAGCAATTAGAAAGAGTGATATCTAACTATCATCAAAAGATAAAGTATAACCAAAATGTATTTCAAACTACAAACAATTATAGTACCAACTCACCAGGGTTTTACTATAAGGCACACAACCCAATGACAATCAGAGTCTTTTCAGACTATGTTGAAACGGGAGATGTTAATTTTGTGGAGCAAGTACCACAGTGGTCTTTCTTTTCAAGTTCTGACCAAGAATTTAGATGGAGAGATTTATATACTTACGGATTTATTGATAACTTAGGAAGAGGTGTGGATTATCCTTATTTGAATACTTCCCAATATCCTTTCACAGATATAGTTTTCCGATTAATACCTGAAGGAACAAATCAAAATACCCAAGGTTTCAGCGGAGAGATAAAACCATTAATTGATAGATGTGAATAATTTTGTAATCAAACAGGATTTAGTTCCTACTGCAAAACAAATCAATATTCCAGTAAAACTTACTTGGGATTATCTTGGTTTGGATATGGCAATAAATGAATATGAATCTGTTGTTATAGGTGAAGTAATTGGTGTTGGGAGAGACTTCGAAGTTTCAAGATTTGCTCATGCACCAGCAACAGGTACAACTGACTCAACAGCAATCAATTATGAATTCTACTTTTATTCTGGAGGGTCATTAGACGACATAGCGAATTGGAGAATCAATTATATCTCTGAAGGATTCACACCACAAGAAATATATTATTATTCGAATAATTTTTCCAACTCGTTTTTTAAGTTAGACTTATATGATACACCTGATGATAAAACACAAAAAAACTATATAACTATTATCATTCCTACTCAACAAGGTTTGAAGATGCAAACTCAAATGCAGAGAACACAGGTTCAAATTAATAGACCAAAGTTTGTTTTAGATTACATTGGTGACAAAGAAGGTTTTTTTATCTATTGGTTGAAGACGATAGAATTCTTGGCGATTGACACGTTCTATATGAGTGCAAAGTTTTTCAATGCGAAGACAGGTCAGTTTACCAAGATGATGACGGGTAATGGCACAGACCCATTGGACTTTACAAATGGACCACAGTCAGATATACCAGGAATCGGACAGGCTAAATTCAATTTCGATAATACACAGTTTTTCTACTACACTGTCAAATTGGATTATTTGACACAGACATATCAGATATTCAATACGAAGAATCAAAGATTAGGGACAAACATACCCATAAAATGGTTTGAATACGTAAACCCACCTCAATAATGGACCAAGATTATTATAAAGTAGTGATATCACCCGAAAACGTAATTAGTGATTTCGGCGTTGTAAATTATAGTGGAATATCTGTGGGTGTTTATTCAGGTATGTCACAAGTGGTTAGTTCAGGACCAGCAGGTTCATCGTTGATGACAAAATTATCGATTCCGATATTATTGAGACAGAGTGCTGTGGACGTTGGATATTACACACAATTTGACGGAGCGGTTTTACAAAAAGATGTTGTTGCTAATTTTATATTTTCAGCAACTACGGGAAGTCCATATACCTATTATGTTTATAATACCTCCGACCAATTCCAAAAGTTTTTAGAACTTTCTAAATATACAATTGATTGGGGTGACGGTTCACCTAAAGAAATCATAACAGGATACACACCTAATTCTATTGTACATGTTTACCCTGTAGCGGAAAAGGAATATACAATTGTAATGGAACAGGTTAATCCGTGGGGAGTGACAAAAGTTTCGAAAGTAATAACAACACCATTTTCCAACGTAATTGATTTCAACCCTGAAGGACAGGCGTTTTTTGCACCTTCATTTGGAAATTGGGTTGGAACACCTGTATCTTACGATTATATATTTTCAGGGGATTCGGTAAATGAAGTTGAACCACAAGAATCCTTTAATTACGTTACTGTTCCCTTTGCGGTTTCAGGTTTGACAAAATCAAGAATTACTGAACTAGCACTTTATGGTACACCAAAATATCAAGTTGGGGTACCTGTGATAAGTAATGGTCAGATTTGGGGTGCAATATCGGATATAAATCCTGTCTTCACTGCCTATACAATTAATGGAACTGATTACTATGATTATAATAATGGAATTAGTATCTATTTCCAACAATCATCAGGACTAACAGAATTTAACTTGACTGCGGTACCAATAACTAAGGACGAAGTTTTGTTAAAGGTTATGGACCAACCGCAGATTCAAACCGATGTTTTTGTTGAAAGAGGAAAGAATAGTGCTTATGAAAGGGTACAACGACTTGGTGAGGTTGACAACATAGGAGATTTAATTAACTACGGATATGGATTTTTTAATGTGGTTGATAAAAAAATTCAGTAATGAAAAAAATAACTAAACTATTTATAAAAAAATAAAAACAAATGGCGATAGGTTCATATGGTACAATAAGACCAAGTGATGTTTCACCTTCAGATGTTGAGATTATCATGAATTATACGGCATCTCGAGATGTGACTGACTCTTTTGTCCTGACTAAATTAGATGCCCAAACGATATTAAGACCGTATTTCAATAATAGTGAAACAGGGGGTAATGCTGGTGTAGAGGTCTTGGGAGGACTTTACAACTTAACTCTACCCGCAAATCAGTTCAATGCCTTAGGGATTTATACTCTTTATTTAAGACCTGTGCAAATCAGAACCGTTATAACGGACTGTGGTGTCTTAAGTGCCTTACCAAACGTAAAAGGTTTGGTTATCGATATATCAAATGTTCCGACACAATTTGTTAACAAATTTGTTGCACAAGGATTGGTTGGATTCAGAGTTGAATATCTTAATGCGGATGGTTCTAAAATACCTAACTTCTTTAGAGTGGTAACCTCAAGTTTCTTTTGTGAGCCTGTTGTAACCAATGAAGTGAACACAACTCAAAAAGCAATCAGATATAGATATGTTGACGGAGATTCTAATCTTTTATTTTTAACTTTATCACCATCATCATCACCAACAAACAAACCAAACGCGACTCCATTTATTGGACAGCCGAATCAAGATATTATTATAACAAATACATTCTTTAATCCTGTAACTATAGAAATTGAGATGGTTGAATATGATGTATCATCTCTTGCAATTGCACTTTATGGTAATCAGACTAAGTCTATTGATGACGGTATTTACACCATTTACGATAGTCAAAATAACATATACAAACAGTACAACTTATACGAAATCAGAGACCAATTTAATGCATTATTATATGAGGTTAGACAGAGTAGAGGTAATAACATTGATTTTAGTAAAAATTTCACATCAATAACTAGCTAATGGCGACAACGATTAGGACGACAAAATATTTTTATCCACCAAGACCAGGTAGTGGTGCGGCTACTTTTTCAGACAACATTGTAGGATTGCAAACTGTTGAAGGGGGAGGTTTGACCCAAGGAAACTTCGAGTTCACTACCTCAGTTGTTGAAAAGGTTAGTAGAAAATTTAATGTTGGTGCGTTTTCGGAACCAATTAATTTGGGGGATTTGGATATCGATGATTTGGCACAGAGTAGAGCAATCCTTGCAACTCAATTTAGGGTTTATCCGAATTATGATGTTTCACAGGTTCTGAACTTTTCAATGTATGGTTCTTTGGCGAAAAGATTTCAGGTATCTGTTACCAAAATTATTAATTATTTTCCTGCGTCTTTGGACGTTTTATCCACAAATTTATTTTTCGAAACAGGGTCAACAGCAGTCAACATTTCATATGACTCAGTTATGGATGAAACGTATTTCGAGGTAAATGTTGATAGGATTAATAATCCATTTGATATTGATTATTCAGTTAGTGCTTCAACTAATCTGAATGTTCGCGAGATACAAGTTTCGAAATATAGAAATTTGTACAACACATATTTGGATTATTGTATTTCGATAACTAATAGTGGTAATACTGAAAACCCTTATGACATTTATAAAGTGGTTTCATTTTCACCGTCTCAAACGTTAAGTTCAGGATACATTGCATTTTATGTTTCAGGTGCGCCATTCGGTACTACTGCAACCACTTACAATGAAAATTTTCAAATAAGACCGAATGATTATATTGCGGACAAAGTTTTTGCGGAAGACTTTGATGAAGTGGAAAAATTCATTCTTAATAGATTAGTAAGACCAGAATACACCGCAACCTTCCAAGTACCAGCCCAATCTGAAAATGGTGAATTTTATACTGATTATCAAGAAGTAACTTGGCCAAAAGACGGTCCTTGGAACTTAGATATTAGGTCATTTTTATTTGACAACTATTTGGCTCAATTGGAGGCAATTGCTGTTAATTTAGATTCTTTCAAGACAAACCTTATTTCAAGATTTTTAATTACAGATTCATTCAAAGAATTCGACACCTTAAATCAAAAGGTAGAAAAGATTTTACAAATATATGGTAGAAGTTTCGACCAAATCAAACAGTTCATTGATTCTTTGGCATACATGAACTCTGTGAATTATAATCCTGAGAACGACATTCCATCACAGTTATTAGTAAATTTAGCACAAACTTTGGGTTGGTCTTCAAATTTTTCACCGATAACAAACGAAGATTTTTTAAGTTCAGTTTTTGGTAACACACAAACACCGACTTATCCTGGTTACGCTAGAGCCCAAACACCAACAGAGTTAAATTATGCTTACTATAGAAATTTAATCATGAACGCTTCATATCTTTTCAAGTCAAAAGGAACAAGAAGGTCTGTTGAATTTTTATTAAGAATGATTGGTGCCCCTGAGTCATTAGTAGAATATAATGAACACATTTATCTTGCAGACCAAAAGATAAATATGGATTCGTTCTTTGACCAATGGGCTCAAATTTCAGGTGGTACATATGTACAAACATCTCCGAGTTATGATGAGGGAAATACCTACAAAATTAAAGGTATGACTTTCACAGCCATTACATCAACAGACACATATACAGACGTTTCGATTAGACTACAGGACTATCCTGTTGATGATTTAGGGTTTCCGAAGGCGCCAATCAATACTGAAACTTACTTTTTCCAGTTAGGTGCGGGTTGGTATGAACAAACACCACAACACAGAAGTCCTGATGAAGTGGTTATTACGGGAGATGTATACACTGGTCAAAACTTTTCAATTCAAACACAACTTCAACCGTTCACGTATGGACAACCCTATCTTGATAGATTTAGAAGTTTCCCTTACATGACAGAAGGATTCAAACTCCAAAAAGTTGTTGATAATAAAAAGTCGTGGTTGGAAGAAGATAATAGAATAAGGGTTGCGGTTGATGGAGACTATGATGCTTATTATTTTGTTGATGATGAGAAATTAGTTTTGAATGTCAAAAACGTAGATTTATTCTTGAATCCATCACAGGGTATGGCATACGATGTATGGGTTCAATCTGTTAGAAATGATTATCCAATACCTGAATCAGGACTTACGGTTGGTTATCCTGTTCCTGGTGGTGTGGATTGGACATATGTTGACCCTAAGCCAAAACAAAAAACATTCTTTGAATTCTACCAAACATTTTGGGAGAATATGATTAATGTCAGAAACAGACAATATATCTCAGATGGTAAGACGGGAGGATATCCAACACTACAATCTATTTGGTGGAAGTATATTGAACAAGAACAAACTATTAATGTTCCGAATAACAAATACACATATCAAAAACTAATTGATTATGTAAATGGTATCGGTCCTTATTGGATGAAGTTGATTGAACAGATGATTCCTGCAACAACGATTTGGAATACAGGGGTTAGAATGGAAAACTCAATCTTCCAAAAACAAAAGTTTGTTTATAGAAGACAAAGAGGTTGTGAATTTATTCCAGTCCCTGTCGAACCTTGTTTCATTATCTCGAATATTTTCGATTTCACTTGTGCGGCAGAATACGTTGATTTTTTCATTTTCCCATGGTTAAATGGAAATACTAATGTAAGTAACTTCGATAGTATTTTAGCGAATAGAATTAATAGTTTCTTAGCAACAAATAATTTAACGTTGAATGATTGTATAGAAAGTTCAACTCAAACAGAGTGGTTTGTTGATTTGAGAATTGGTGGGGATATAATTATACAGGAACCTTTTTATAGTGGATATGGATACACTGACGTACCAACCAATCAGATGTGGAGAAGTGCGTTGATTCAATACCTCCCTAATTTATATGATTATGGATTCACTTATTTCCTTAACGGTAATAATTTAACTATAACAAGTTTAACATGTGAGACAAGAAACTTAGAAGAAACAGTTTCATTAAACGTAGGAATAAATATAAGTATTAATTGTAACTAATGGCGACATTCAATTATTTGGTAAATGTAACGGGTGATTGTTCCCAAAATAGCTCTGGTATTATCAGTGTTTTACCATTCGGTGGAACACCTCCGTATACCGTAGATTGGTACAGTCCATCATTACCTCCAGCAAATATTGTAAGTGGAACCGCATCACAAAGAACAGGATTACCGTTCGGAACTTATTCAATTAGACTTAATGATAGTTCCTTACCAACCAACAACGAATTTTTCATAAATGTTCCTGTTTCAAGTGGGGTTTGTGCAAATGTCGTATCAGTTCAAAACAGTACATGTGGTTTCAATAATGGCTCCGTAGTGTTAGGGTCATCAAGTTTATACTCCTCAACGAGTTTTCTCGTTTATTCTGGTAACGGAACTTTTATTAGTTCAGGAACAACAACCAATCAATCTACAATTACCATAGGTAACTTAACGGCAGGTACTTACTATGCTGTTGCGGTAGATATTGGAGGTTGTAGTGGTAAGAGCCAAAATTTTGTAGTTAACACATCATCACAATTAGATTTTGGATTATATATTGTCCCAAATTCCACTTGTGCAAACATACCGAATGGTAAAATATTTGTTTCAGGACAAACAGGAACTGGACCTTATACTTATCTTTGGAGTAATAGTGCGACAACTGATTCGATATCGGGTTTAACACAAGGTAGTTATTCTGTAACCGTTACTGATTTTTATGGTTGTTCACAATCAAAGACAGGAATTGTTGATGTTGTATTACCAATTGGTATTGGTACAGTCACAAGTCAACCGCCAACATGTTTTTTGAATAATGGTTCTGTAACAGTGACTGTTACTGGCGGTACTTCACCATTCTATTATTCAGCATCGACAGGAAATGTTTTGGTATCTTATTCCCGTGAATACACCCTCTCAGGTTTATCGTCGGGGAGTTATCAAATTTTAGTGACAGATTCAGGTTTATGTACTGTCACTGGTAATGCAACCTTACAAACACCTGAAGGAATTGCTCAGGTTAGCGTGATTGGACAAAGTTCAAGTTGTTCAAGCACCAATGGTTCCATATCAATTAGTTTAACAGGAGGGGTAACACCTTACACATATACTTTGATATATCCTGACTTGACACAACAAAATATAATCACACAACAAACCGCACAGATATTTTCTGATTTAGCATCAGGTGATTATACTGTGATTGTGAGTGATAGTTCAAACTGTACATATTCACAAGATGTCATACTGGTCACAGAAAATAAGTTTACAATATCCACAGTGGTCACACCTACAACTTGTGGTCAAAGTAACGGACAAATTTTGATAACATCAACATCAGGGGCTACATTACCGATTGATTATTCTGTTGATGGCATATTTCAAGTTATCGACACGACATTAAGTGCCGTTACATTTACAAATATTTCACCAGGTCCTCATATCGTAAACGTAACAGATGCGTCGGGATGTGTTCAAACTGCAAATGTGTATGTACCAACAAGTGAGGTATTGGATTTCTCTTTATATAGTACGTCTTGTGGTAATGGAAACAATGGTTCTATTACAGCATTTATTTCTTCAGGTAATCCACCTTTTACATTCAATTGGTCCGATAATATTCCATCGAACCCACAACAAATTCAAGTAAGTGGATTGACAGCTGGAACTTACAATGTGATTATAACAGATGTTGATGGATGTAGTCAAAACAGAAGCACTACCATTGAGTGTTCAACTAATTATGTTTCTTACCAAACATATGTAATGGGTTCTGAGATATTCAATGTTAATTCACCTGTAAAACTCGGATTGTTACAAATGTTGAATGAAGGATATTTCGATTTGACATCAGGAAATACAAACTGTAACTTGGTTTCTGCGAATTATTTTGCCAACGTTTCCATGATACCTGCGGGATATAGTGCATCTACAAATTTTTATACGACAACATCATTGAATGATGCGCCAAGTGATAATTTATATTATAATAATGTTAGAAACTTATTATTGAGTATACCTGGCATTGGTTCCGTAACCATAAATCAATTAACGAATCAGATAACAATTTCGACAATACCTGGCAACAATGCTGCGATAGGACAAACGATTGTTATAGATATTGTTATAGTGTATGATATAATGTGTTTAACATGACGCAGGTAAGAATAACAGACATATCAGGAGGTACATATCCGATTAATGTTTACATAGCAGATGTTTATGGAAATAATCAAAGTTTACTTGGTGTAATCAATACTGGACCTGTTCCGCCAACAGTAGAGTATAATACTGTAATTCCTTCAATTTTCGAGACCGCTCCTGAAATAATGTTATTGTTAGTGGATGCGAATAATTGTCAAGTCTTCAAAATATTACAATGTACTTTTGGTTGTACTTTCCAAATTACAATTCAATTGGAAAGTTGTGTTGTCGATATTGATATACAGAATTCATCATGTGTTTTTGGGGTAACTTTAGCTGACCCAAGTTGTTTCATTAATGGTCTTAAATTATCAGACCCAAGTTGTTTAATTGATAGTGTTAATCTACTTAATCCAAGTTGTTCAATTGATGGTGTGTCTATTTAATCAAAGTTGCTAAAATAATTTGGAATTAAGCTCATTAAATAATATTCACGCGGTATTTATTAAATAAAAATTCGCGGATGTCTCTATATACTATATTAGTCGTTAATAACGCACCTGGTTGTAACACGGAAGTTGAACAACAAGTTACCGTAACAGGATGTACAACATACATTGTAAGATTAGCATCGAATTCGAATGCATTAGGTCCTTTCAGTATTTATATTGATTCATCATTATTTGGTTCAGGATACACTAGAACTGACATGTTCAATGGTGTGGTTGTATCATTAGAATGTGCAACACCAACGCCAACACCAACACCTTCATCGACACCTCCTGGAGCTACTCCAACAAACACGCCGACAAATACTGAGACTCCAACACAAACTCCAACACCTACTCAAACACCATCAAATACTACAACACAAACTCCAACACCATCAATTACTGCAAGTCAAACTCAGACTCCAACTCAAACTAACACTCAAACACCAACAAATACTGCAAGTCAAACCGAGACTCCAACTCAGACACCTTCTCAGACACCGACTACAACTCCAACATTGAGTCCAGGTGCAACTCCAAACCCAACAAGTTCACCTACACCAACTAATACTGAAACTCCAACACAAACTCCGACTAACACTGCAACATTAACACCAACTAATACTGCAACAGAAACTCCAACACAAACTCCAACACAGACTGAAACTCCAACACAAACTCCAAGTGTTACTCCTACATTAACGCCAACAAACACAATATCACAAACTCCAACAAATACTGAAACTCCAACTCAGACTCCGACAAATACTGAGACTCCAACACAAACTCCAACTGAAACTCCAACACAAACTCCAACATTGAGTCCTGGAGCAACTCCTGCGGAAACACCAACTTCAACTCCGACTCCATCAGTAACACCGTCAATAACACCTTCTGAAACACCAACTAACACTCCAACAAATACTGAGACTTCAACTCCAACTCCAACTGAGACTCCAACATTAACACCAACAAATACGGCATCACAAACTCCGACTCAGACAGCTACACAAACTGAAACTCCAACACAAACTCCAAGTGTTACTCCTACATTAACGCCTACAAATACAATAACACAAACACCTACTAATACTGAAACTCAAACACAAACTCCAAGTGAGACTCCAACAAACACACCTACTCCAAGTATTACTGCATCTCAAACACCAACACCAACTGAAACTCCAACTCAGACACCTAGTGAAACTGCAACTCAGACACCAACTAATACTGAAACACCAACACCAACTCCAAGTGAGACTCCAACACAAACTCCAACAGAGACTGCGACTCAAACACCGACACCATCTGAAACTCCAACTCAGACACCAACTCAAACTATAACTCAGACACCGACTAACACAGTAACGACTACAACTACACCGACTCCAACACCGACTAGACAACCGTTATTTGCTTACTTAACAATTGAACCTCAAGGACAAGCATCAACTTTCAACGGATGGATGGCATCTCAAGGTTCAACATGGCGTGGTTTCTGGACTGGTGGAGCAACAGTTGCTAACCCTGTAACATTCAACCAACAGTTTAATTCGTACTTGAACTACTCTGGATGGGGAGGAAACGCACCTGCAATTATCACAGGTACAATCTCTCCAACATCAGGAGGGAACGATACCTTTGGAAATCCAATTCAAGCTTACTTATTCCAAACTACGCAAGTATCTGCAGGAACTACACCTACCTTAGCGTGGTATACTTGGTACGTTTCGACAGGAGCTACGAACGGTCAAATTATGACTCAAGTTGGTACAAATACTGCAAATAATCCAAACGCATTAGTCTCAAGAAATATGAACTCAGGTTATTATAATAATATAGTGACTTACACAGGTTCAACA